GTCTGCTCTAGAAGCCAGTGCTCGTTATCAAGTCAGTGCTTGGTTTTAATCTTTTTCCGGATTTAGATTATTCAACATATTACGGATGCTGGGTCCTGCAGCCGCTTTGGGACGCGGCTTCTCTAGATTAAAGCCTTCCTTGGGACTAGCACGTTCCCACTGTGAGGATGTTGGAGCATCATCCGATGTTGCTGTACTTACAACACTGGTACGCTTAAACGTGTTCATCATTGAGCTTTGACTCTGCTGTTTTTGCTGACTAAAGCTAGATTCTTCTTCCTCGCCTAGATCAGTAATACGCAAGGTATCTACATTAAATTCTAAGTCGACTTTCTGTCCTACACCCGAGCTTGAACGTGTCTTCATAAACTGGATTTGATAGCGTCCACGCTCTTTCATAGCACGACTTGTAAAGATACCAATGACATTATCTGCTGTCATAATCTTTGACAAACCGCCCGAAATATGACTGTGATCAAACTCAATTTCTTCAACGGCAGCACGGTTAAGCTGTGAAGCTGTAACAGTTACACATTGTGTTTCCATAGCCAAATTACGAATCTCTTCTGATACATATTTGTCTTTAACGAACAGATCACTGGGCGATACCTTCACAGATAAAGGCATCATCAAATCGAGGTAATCTATTAACAAAACGTCTGGTTTTACACCTTTTTTGACCTGATATTCCTTCAAATAGGCTCGAATATCGTTACAATTTTTACCGGAGGGCATATACTTGATCTGCATACTTCCCGCCTTCTTTTCCATCATTTTAACCTTCAATTCCACATCATCGATGCTCTTAAAGATCTCACGAGTTGGGATGCCTGTGGTCATAGAATCCAAGCGCATACTCACTAATTTCTCGCTCAATTCGAAGGTTAGATACAGAACATTAAGCCCTTGAATAGCCCAGTTCACTCCTAGGTTAGCTAGGAACAAACTCTTGCCGCCGCCTGATCCTGCACAGAAAATGTTCAATTCGCCGCGATTAAAACCACCATATAATTTCTTGTCAACAGCGGGCCAACCAGTGGAAATTTGTCCATTTCCGTCCTTGAGTGCTTCTAAGCGTCCACGTGGATCTTCAAAGTAATCTGTACCCATGTCCTTGTTTAGGCTGATTTGAATAGCGTCCTTGATCAGCTTTTCAACTGGACCATAGTCGCCTGCTTCCAGCAAATCACTGCTCTTAACAATGGCACGTTCTAGGCCTTTGTGGCGGCTAAAACTCTCAAACTCATCCATGAGCCAATCATAGTTTTCTCTGGGTAAAGTCAGTGTCTGGAAATCACTGCGTGTGGCTGCATTAACAATTGCAACCTCGGGCATGACCTTATATTCGTCAACATACTTGTTAACAAACTCTGCGGCATCTTGTAGTCTTTGATCAAAGTTTTCATGATCAAAGATGTTTTGACAACGTACAAATGTTTCCGCATCCGATAGAAACATTTCTAGATATAACTTCTGCATAGCAAAGTCATAGTTGGGTTTATCGTGTTTTTCTTTATTCATCTTTTAGTGCTTCTAGTTTTTTCTTTAGTAAATTAATCTTAATCTCGCCGTGTACTCGATAGTGAAGAATAGTACTTAGCACATAGAGTCGACCATACTTTTTAACTGCATCTGCAATGTCCTTGACATCATCTCCCCAAGGCGGCAAACTGGCACTCCAGCCGTTCTTAATTGCAGCCGCTAACATCTTAGCACCTGGCTTGTCCCTGTCAGGTACAACAATAACTTCACGTCCTAGATTATTCAACCGCATGATTTGAGCATCGTTAGGCTCATTGGTCATAATGCCCACACCATCTACAGCAATAGCATCAAACTGCCCTTCTGCTACAATCACAAATTTTCTATCGTAGCCTTGTGCATCAATATTGAATACATATCCGCTTTGGCTATCTGTTAGATACTTAGGTTTACCTGGTTTAATTTTACGTCCAGTATAACCCACAATTTTGCCTTCATGATAGAATGGGATTATAACTCTATCACGAAAACCGGGAGATGCACTCCAATGCCAATTGTACCAATCCCAACTTACTTTGCGCTCGTCTACTAGATAAGAGATTACATCAAATAGCTCTGCATCTTGAGCACCTTCGGCTACCCAAACATCAATGGGTTTACAATCTTCAGGTAATGGTTTTTCGAGCATTACCAAATTTAGTGTCTTTTTAAGAACAGGTTGATCGTCTTTGATCTTTAGTGCGGCTAGGTTAAGTTTACCTATATCCGCTTCATTCATACCTAGCCAACTGAATAAACTTCTAGTGTTCTTACTTAGGAGTTTACCCGGAGTCCATCCTGCGGCAAAGTGGCAATTGAAACAGTGATATACAAATCCATCGCTTTCTACACGAACTCCGCCACGGAGTTTTGTGTCGTGTCCTTCTCCCCTGTGTTGGCAACAAGGTGCGTTGAAACTTGTCCAACCACCTGTGGTTAGTTTACGTTTCGGAGGCAGTAATGCTAGTAATGCAGATTGTATATCATTCACATATACAGTTTAACTTCTGTATAAAACTTTGTCAAGTGATCCGTAGTAAGCAGGATTGTCGTTTTGTGATTCTGCAGGTGCTGTTGCTGGGACATACATAACTCGTATATAGGTAAACACACCTGTAAAGTTTATACAATCAATTCCGGTAAAACCGTTGTACACCTTAGTAGAAATGGTAACGTAGTTTCCGGAGTTACCTGGGCTATTATCTAATGTACCTTGTATATAAACAGTACCTTTATAAGCAGTCATATATATTGCCGCAGTATGTAATGCTGTGTTTCCATTATATTCTGGATAGGCATAGACGTTTCCGCTTTTGTGCTCGTATTTGAATATAGCATCATTATAGCTACGTTGGAATGATGTAATTTCTTGACTAGGTTGAAGAACAGGAAATGCATCTTGTACTACATGCAAGGTTCCAGAAATTCCATAATATGTATTTGCGTATGTTGGTAGATATGTGCCGTCTGTGTCCTGCATTTTAACCGTGTACTTGTAACTAGCACGAGTTAAATCAACGGTATCGCTTTCGGATAATGTTAATAATGCTAGACCTCTAGTTGCTGTATTTTCTTCTAAGACTTCTAATCTTTTTTCAACAATCTGTCGTTGGTCTATGGCATCAAACATTGAAAAAACAAATGTCTGGGTATTACTGATAGATACTTTCTTCTGGTCGCTATTCTTGAACTGAATGCGTACCTGATTCTTGATACCCTTTTGTATTGTTAAATCGCGTTGATACATAACCTGGTTCACTCCTCGGACTGTTGAATCCAAATCTAATATTACATCGAGTGTATTAGAATATAAATAGATTGGTAAAATTTGCATATTAGTATTTATCGATGCCCGTACACAACACATTTCAAGAAAACTATCCGTTCGTTGCCTGTGTCAAATCAAATGACGTAGAGTATGTTGGGATCATTATCAATTTCGATAATTATATAGCTAGTATGTATGACATATCTGCTATTAAAACAGACGAAGAAAAACGTATATTTTTAGAAATGGGCGAGGCATGGTGGTGGGAAAGTAATAGGAAGATACCTATTAATATTTTTCTAAAAAAAGAAATGCAGGCTTTTCGATATGCTATTAAAACGTTTAACAGCAAAGATATAGAGGTATTATTCGGGCCTGTGGTAAATCTCAGTGAGATTGCTGAAAAACGTATCAAACGTAAATCAATTCAATTAGTTCGAATTCCTAAGAATATTCGTAACTAATACCTTCACAAATTAAATTCATCTGAACCACAATAACGTGGGCATAGGCCACAGCGTGAGCCTTCTTAAAGTAATATTCTTCACCTTCTGGCTTTACCCAGACATCATCCATAACTTCGTCCCAGCTTTTGCCTATTAGGTGTCTTTTTGCAGGACGAATCATTGCTAGTACTGCGGCCAGTTGCAATATATTCCGAGGCTTCATTTGTTTTAAAATACTGTGGTGTCCATTAACATGGAATAACATATCAGAAAACTCTTGTTGTTCTAACAAATCCCACAGTGGTTCTGTATTAACCAATCTAGTTAGTTGTTCTTCATTTTTAATTTGCTGATAGAGGCTGACATTAAGAAAATCAATCTTAAAGTATCCCCTATCATCTGCTGTCTTGTAATCAATACTGGCTGTTCCAGTCAATGGATTGTAAGGAATAGAAGTACAATATACACCAGTATTGTGTTTTTTAAAAGTTCCATCTTTATCTATTATAGCCGCAGGTATATGCTTGATTTTATCAAGTATCTTATTTCTATCAGCAAAGTCGATATCAATATCCGGCAATTCGAATCTCGTCGTAAGTTGGTGCGTAGTTTCCGCGATGTTGAACAGTAATACCTGCGGCTACATTAGCAAATAGTATAGCTTTTTCTATGTCTTTTGTAAAGAGATATTGTACGGCCAGTGCTGCCAAAAAGGTATCTCCACAACCACATACATCCATAACTTCTACTTTTTTGGTAGTGTATGTCTGATCATTATACATGGCACCCCGACTGCCTAATGTAACAATTAAGTTATCATGTTTGGAAGTAGCGTTCTTAAATTCGGATTCGTTAATCTTAACAAACACATCAGGCATATTGAACATATTCAAATCTGTTTTCTTAGTATCAATGAATACAGGGCAAGATGAGCCTTTGATAAGGAAATGTATTTGATCGTAATCTAAAAATCCCTTGTTGTAGTCTGATACAATGATAGCATCATAACTATCTATATTTTGTGGACAACGGCCACTCCACTTAGGTACAGTTGGTTCGTCATCTACTCTTAATAGATGCTGACCAGAACGATCATCAATGAATCGAGTCTTTATAACAGGACTATCATTAGTGACAAAATCTGCATCAATGTTTAAGTTAATTAAATTAAGATTAACATTAGCAGCCATACCTGGTAGTTCGTATGTGTTAATAATTTTTAACACAGGCACCGGTGCCTCTGGACTTATTCGGTCTACTGTGCCTATATTATACCTGTCAGTGCAACTATCACCGATCAGTAATACGTTGAATGATTTTTGTTGTTGAGTATTCTGAGACAAGTTCATAAAATTTAATTTCTTTGCAGAGGTGTTCTCCTACAATAGGCTTACCTCTATAGTCGCTGCCTTTGACCATAACATCTGGTTGATAGGTTTCTAAGATATATTCTAATTCTGCTTCGTCAGCAAAGGTCCAGACTGTATCTACACATCTTAATGCTTTGAGCATAAATGTTCTATCACTTTGATTATTGACAGGGCGATCCGGACCTTTAAGCTGTGATACCCTAGAATCAGTATCAATACACACCAGCAAATGATCTCCTAGACTTCGAGCATATTCTAACATCTCAATATGTCCTCGATGTAGGATATCAAAGGTACCGTTGACAACTATTTTCATTTCTGACTATCGCCCTTCATAACGCGATAGTTGTCTTCTACACTATCGGGTGTACTAACTTCGATCAGTGTTCCCTCTTCTAAACAAATAACTTGATGAGGAAGAAGTGGGGGATTGTGCCAAGTACTGCCTTCAGACAATTCGTATTCTGTTTGTGTAGCGTTGGCGGTATTAATGACAATAACTTTAAATTTTCCGTTCAATACATACCAAGTCTCATCTTTTACACTATGGAAGTGCATACTAAATTTTGCACCTGTGTTAAACTTTAAAAGTTTTCCGCAATACTTATCATTGGTAGCAAATATAAATTCACTGCCCCAACCTTTTTCTACAAAACCTTCTAACCTTGTCATTCTGGCACCTTATTAAATCTAGATAAAAAAGCTTCAATGTAGCAATTAAATGTTTGTTCTGTTTTCATATTTTTATAATGTATCCAGGTGTTATTCTTTTCTTCGGCAATTTCAGTTACTTGAAATTTCTTTCCCTCATTACCTTGCCATACTGTTCCTACTTTGATAATATTCATAGTTCTCCGCTTTCAGCTAATTTTAAGATTAGACTGTAATGTTCATAGGCTTTTTTTACTGCCGGATATTTGTCTCGCAGTTTCTTTTCTTTGTGTTTTTGTTCCATCATAATTTCAAACATTTGATAATGATAGGGACCGTGATTTTTTATATTATTAAAAACTTGATCTTCAAAGTCTTTGATACGGTCTAGTTCGCTTAACGGTATTTCAATTGTGTACAATGGTTCTGTTTCGTGTTCAATAAGTACATCACTGACAAAATTGTAATCATTGGGATTTTGAAAATATCGAGGGCTAAGAGGCCTTACGGTTCTGTATCTTTTATTTGTATCAATAACTCTGATATTATGTTTTCTGCAAAACTCGTTCATTTTATTCCTGTTTCTTTGCATATTTCTTTTACCAGTGCAACATCTGCAGGTACTTCTTTAAATTTACGTATCCAATAAGGAACATCTAATGCCAACGAAATCATTTCTAACTGTTCGTCACTCATGTTGCGTAGCATTGTCTGTCCAGTGCTACTATTTAAAATTACCCATGCGCTGATATGCCCGTTTCTGATATCATGTACTGCTTTATTGAGACTAACATAGGCAAAGTAATGTGCAAAATCTGCTTTATGTTCTTCTCCCCACTCCATCATAGTTTTCAATGTACGTTGTACTGCGGACTCGACCGGTTCTGTCTTTAATGTTTCAAACAGATACTTTTCGTAGAGTTCATCTCTACACCAAAAGTCTAATTTAACTCCACTCTTAATAACATAGTCGATAAACTTATCTGGATATAAAGGGTTAACATTGTTGATAAAACTACCAAACTTTACAAAGGCATTATAATAACTGCTGTCGGCAAAGTTGTCGTATGTCTTTAATACTTTGGCGTTCTGTGTCAGTTGCCAAAATCGATTAAATGCCATGTAGCCTGCCTGAACACGTTTTTCGTCTTTTTGTAGAGCACGCCTTTTTCTCTCGCACATGTGAGATACAAGAGTTCTCTCTTGCATAAAACTCTTTTTACAATGCACACATTTATAAGGTTGTTCTACCAATGCTATCATTTAATTCCAAAATGTTCTTTGATGTTATCGTATGCTTGGCCTCTACTAATCATGTCGCGTAATTCTGGACGCAGAGCTGTTCTACATTCCTGAACAATTAGTTCAGCTAACTGATCAATTTTATCAACTGACATCCATTTGCCGCTAGTGTCAGTGCCTACTCGATTAACTAGTTCCTTGATATCTTTATTCATATTCTTTCCGTTGTTTTTTATCAAAACCCATCTTGTCAAATAATTCTTTAATGTCGTCTTTGTCCATCATCTTAGCTAACATTTTAATTTCATCCATCTTCATTGCTGGATGTAGCTCAACTAAAAGTTTTTCTATCTTGTTAGCTTTTTCTTTTTTACCTGCGGCAAGATAAGGATGGTAACAGCTAACTCCTGCACCAGTTGCGGCAAATAGCTTCCACAGCAATTCTTTATGATTCTTACTTAGGTCCCAGTGATTCTTATTAACCATTTCATTGGTCATCTCAATAAACCACTCTTGTATATCTCTGTCGCCTTGTACACTTGCAGTATAACGCATTAAAATATAAGGACTAAATGCTTTACGCTCGTCATCGGTTAGATTAGTGTAGAAGTCATAATTCTTTTGATCTACGGCATTCAATTCACGCTTAATATCAAGTTTTGCTGTTGCCATATCTTCTTTCGTAATGATCTGTTAGGTAGTATGTTACTTTAACACGTTCCAACGCTTCTTGTAAAGTGGGATTTGTTTCAGCCGCACGTCTTATGTTGCCCCATAGTTCGTCTTCTTTGATTCGAGCATGTAAATCATAATCACGGCCAACTTCACGGCGAGTAGTAGATCCGCTTTCTCTGGCATAGACCACATCGTCTACACGTTCATAGATATAAGTAGCACCTGGCTTTAGCGTTCCCATATTACCAACATTTTGTATAATCAACTAGTTCACTTTGACGACTTACTTCTTTGACAAAGTATGCACAAGTAGGTTTGGGTCCTGAATGTAATGGAGTACACAGTAGTTGACCTGGTCTCATTTTAGGAAAATACCATTTGACATCTTGATAGATATCAACAATATCAATTTCTAAAAATTCTGGTCTAAAACTACTCAGCGGGTTGAAACAGAATGTTTTAAATCCGCGATCGTTTAAACTTGTCAATGGAAGTATTTCCATATCTGGTCCTTCTGGATCACCAACAATAGTACACCAGTCAAGTGGCATAACAATTTCATGTTGACCGATTTTTAGTGCGGCTGCCGGTCCAGTAAAACTTTCTAAAAATATTAATGGAACAAAGAAATAGTCGGGATTAGAACTATCGCTGTTGTCTAGTACAGAAAATCTTAGATCATCATCTATTTCTTCTGGCAGGTCGTTGAGATAAAATACTTTATCTTCTAGTGTTAAAATTTGCATTATTGATATTTTACCTTTTCTATTGTAAAGGGGTACTTAGCCTCTTTATAAAATTTCTTACGTTCTGTTAAGTGTCTTTTTGCGTATTTTGTACTTGCTGTGAAGTCCCAGATCTGTACAAAGTCCTTGTCATCCGCTTTTCGAATACCTCGCCCAATCGATTGTATAACTCTAACAAAGCTCTTTCCGGGTTCAAGAAGAACCAAATTAAAAATCCTTGGAATATTAATACCCACAGCGGCCACACCATAAGTCGCCACAATAATCTTGTTATCAGCTGTTTTAACTTCATCGTATTCTTCTTTTCGATCTTTTGTTTTTACTTTTCCAGAAATGAATACGCAGTCTGTTAATTTCTCTGTTAAGAATTCGCCGCTTTCAATCCTGTCTACTAATACCAGTGTATTTCCTGATTCTGCAATGCCATTGATTAATGAGGAAATATATGTCATCCTGTCACTGTTAGTAACGAGATATTTTAATTCTTCTGCGTAGCCGCCAAATTCTTTCCACTCAGCAGTTTGAATAATGTTAACGTGACATCCGCTTAACACACCTGCTTCTTGTAATTCATGTGCCTTAACACGATGTACAACTTCACCTAAACTAGCACGTATACTTTGAAATTCGTGATCTGCTTTAGGTACTGTTCCTGTCAAACCCCAACGTATAGGAGCATTGGCGAGATTGCGTGTCAGAAGTGTTTTTAGTACATCTGCCTTGGCCATATGTACCTCGTCAACCATGACACAGCTGACACCATCCAACAATTCTGCCAGGCGTAGCTGTTGTTCTTCACCGTCAAATTCCTTGGAACCTTTGTCCAAAATATTCAAACTTTGCCAGGTACAGATTGTGTGTGTTTTATCAAGATTTTTTCTGTCGCCGTAGTAAACACCAACGTCTAATCCGCAGTTAATAAAATCTTCTTCGGTTTGTTCAACCAGACTCTTGTTAGGGACAATGGTTATTGTTCGACCATATTTTTCACAGATTTTTGCCAAAGTTGCGGTGGTAATTGTCTT